ACTGGGTTTGGTACTAAATACGCCGACCCGGCTACGCTGCCTACACTCACTGGCAACAGCGTAGCTTTCAGTCCTGCGGGTAATGCAATCGCTGTAGCGCACCCCAACTCACCTTTCATCACAGCTTACCCTTGGTCTGGTTCCGGTTTCGGTACTAAATATACCAACCCGGCTACGCTGCCTACAGGCAATGCCCGCGGGGTAGCCTTTAATTCCGCTGGCGACGCTATTGCTGTAGGGCACGAGATATCACCATTTATTTCGGCGTACTCATGGTCTGGCTCTGGCTTTGGGTCTAAATATACCGACCCAGCTACTTTGCCCAGCGGCCAAGGTAACGGCGTAGCCTTTACAATCGGCACATAAGAAAAGAACAATTATGCAATACGAACAACTTTCAACCGACTACAAATACAACACTCTTGCTGATGCAATGTATGCGCGTGAAGTCGAGCATTTTCATTACGACTTCGACCGCAAGAACTTCGAGTATCTGTTGGCAAACGCAACAGACAACGAGTTTGCGGCTAACGTAGCAGAACGGCTGAACAGCACGCGCAAAGAAATGGGCAACGTGGAAGCTATCATGGCGGCGTTGCGCTCACAAATCGAAGATCAAGCCGCATACGACGCGGCTGTTGTACGTGTAACCGCCAAGCGGGAAGCAAAGGAAGCAGAATAATGTGGTATGTCCAAGCCCAAGGCGACACCTTTATACGGCACATTTTTGACGTCGAGCCGACGCAGTGGGACGCGGATAACTATTGTTACGCGCGCGCGTTAACACCTGAACAGGTCGAACATTTTGGCGTACACAAGAAGCAAATCGTCACACCGCCATATCATGACCCTGCAACGCAGAGTCTTGAAGAAGGCCCAGCCCTGCTGATCGACGGCGTTTGGACACAGAAATACATTGTGTCGGACCTTAGCGCAGACGAGTCAGCCGCAAAGGTTAACGCACAATGGAATGTTATTCGCGCAGAGCGTAACAAGCTGCTGATTGAATCCGATTGGACGCAGCTACCTGACGCGCCTGTAGACGCTGCTGCATGGGCTACATATCGTCAAGCCTCGCGCGATATAACTGGTCAAGCTAACCCGTTTGCTATCGTCTGGCCCGAAAGTCCAACATCATGAAATGCGCTGACTTTGTAGGCACTCTGTTTCTTGCGCGCGATGTAGCCCATTCGACGCACCTGAACACGCGTAGCTTTGCCAAACACTCTGCGTTAAACACTTTCTACGATGAAGTGATTGAACTAGCAGATAAATTCGCTGAAGCGTACCAAGGAAAATATGGCCTAATCGGTCCTATTTCGCTTATGTCTGCTAAGAAGACAAACAACATTGTCGCGTTTCTTGAAGGTCAGGTAGACGAACTTGAGGAAATGCGGTATAAAGTCGTTGATAAGGATTGCACTCCAATCCAAAACATTATCGACGAGATTTTTGGGTTGTATTACTCAACCTTGTACAAACTTAAATTTCTCGCATAAGGACGCGACATATGGAACTTTTACGCCCACTTAACGACGCTGCCTTTGGTACGCAAAGCGTAGCTTACACTGGAACCGCTGGTTCTGTAACTGGCTGGCCTGCTGGCCCACAAGGCGTGCTGGTGTGGTCTACATCTGACGCGTACATCCGCGTTGGTAACGGCGTTACAGCTACATCGGCTGACACACCGCTGCCTGCCAACACACCTGTACCAATTTACGTACAGCAGCCCGGCGGTGACGCTACGGGCGGTTCATGGCGCGTCAGTGCTATTCAGATCAGCGCAAGCGGCACATTGTACGCAAAGCCGATTAACATCAGATGAGTTTTGGCATCCCCGTCCGTAATGGTTTAGGTATAGGCTTACGGGCCTCTACTGCGCTGTCTACGCGTGGGGGTGTTCCACCCGGCGCACCTACAGGTGTTACGGCTACAACTTCTACTGCGACCACAGCTTCAGTATCGTTTACTGCGCCCGCCAGCCCCGGCATACCGGCAGTTATTACAAGCTACACAGTCACTTCAAGTCCGGGAGGCATTACAGCCACTGGGGCAACCTCACCGATAACGGTAACCGGGCTGACTACGGGCACTCCTTATACCTTTACGGTTACGGCTACTAACGCAAGCGGTACGGGTCCAGCAAGCGCACCATCTAACAGCGTGACACCAATAGTACCGGTTGTATCTTCTGTAGAATACCTCGTTGTTGCTGGCGGCGGCGGAGGCGGGAGGTCCGGCGGCGGCGGCGGCGCGGGCGGTTTCTTAACGGGCACATTTTCACCTGTTGTCGCCGGAACTACGTACACTGCCACTGTCGGCGCCGGCGGCAGCGCTAATTCTAGCGGAAATAACTCTGTTTTTGCGACCATTACATCTACAGGCGGCGGCGGCGGCGGCACGTATACTGCTAGGACTGGTTTAAACGGCGGATCCGGCGGCGGCGGCGGTGCTAGTGGCGGCGCGGCTGGCAACGGCGGTTTGGGCACGTCTGGACAGGGCAACAACGGCGGCGGCGGCGCTACTAGCTATAGGGGCGGCGGCGGCGGCGGCGCAAGCGTAGCGGGCGGCGCTGCTGGCGGCGGCCTCGGCGGCGTTGGCGGCGCGGGTACATCTAGCAATTTCAGTGGAAGCATTGCTTTTTACGGCGGCGGCGGTGGCGGTTACAATACTGGTCTTGGCGGCGTTGGCGGCGGCGGAAACGCGGCTGCCGGCCCCGGCGGCGTGGGCGCTGCTAACACAGGCGGCGGCGGCGGCGCCGGCTCACTTACTAGTGGCCGTACTGGTGGGTCGGGGATTGTTATTATTCGTTACGCCGACACTTTGCCAAACGCAGCAAGCACAACTGGCTCACCGACACTAACCACAACAGGCGGCTACAAAATTTACACGTTCAATGCGTCGGGAACGATTACGTGGTAGCAAGTAACAAAACCCAGCAGTTTGCGGTGGTTTGCGGTTTACCCAGAACTGGTTCGACGCTGCTAATAAATTTACTTATGCAAAACTCCAACATACACGGGGAAGGCGCGTCGCTTCTTTGCGAACTAATGTGGCAGACACAGCAACTGTGCGATAACAACCCACCCCTTTTTGCAAACAATAGGCAGGGCACAAAAAAAGACATCGTATCTGCTTTGCCTAGCCTTTATTACAAAGACATTGAAAAGCCCATTATAATAGAAAAAGGCCGGACGTGGTGCCACCCCGCAAACACACAAATGTGGCGGGATAACATTAACCCAGATCAAAAATTTGTGGTTCTTGTTCGGCCCATTGAAGATGTCGTAAAATCTTTAGTCTCTTTGCGTATTAAAAATAATCATCAAGGCGACCTGTATGAAGACTTAATGCAGCCGGGATCGGAACCAATTTACAGGGCCGCGGAAGCCATTGATCTTTGTAAAACTCAACCGCAAGAAAACTTTCTGTATGTAGACTACAGGGATTTAGTTTCCGATCCCCTTAAAGTTTTAGACCTAATCTACGGATTTTATGGTTGGGATAAATTCCAGCATAACGTTAAAAAAGTTGAGCAAGTTTTTATCGAAGATGATAATTATCATGGTCTTGACGGTATGCACAAAATTAGAGAAACTATTTCTGTTAAAAAGGTTAGTGTTGATCTACCGCCTAAAGTCGCCGAGTTTTGTGAAGCGCTAAATAAAATGGTTTACGATAAGCAGATCGACGGCGAATGGGCCTTTAATCATTCTTAGTAAGGAAAAGCTTCGTGGCTCATTTTGCAAAAGTTATTGATGGCATAGTCACTGAGGTAATTGTGGCTGAACAGGATGTTATTGACACGGGCCTGTTTGGCGACCCTTCGCTGTGGGTGCAGACATCATACAATACGCATGGCGGACAGCATCCAGAAGGGCGCCCGTTGCGTAAAAATTATGCGGGCATTGGGGACACATACGACGCAGCGCGCGATGCTTTTATTGCGCCGCAGCCATTCCCGTCGTGGACGCTTAACGAAGATACCTGTTTATGGGGCGCCCCAGTTGCCAAGCGGGATGACGGCAAACGCTATTATTGGGACGAAGCAACTCAAGCATATTGTCAAGCCACATAATTTACTGTAGTTTGACCATTAACCGTACTGATGCGGCACATCAGGAACTCCATAGGAGTTAAACATGGACGAAACAGTCCCCAACGTAGCGGATGCCTCCGCGCCAGAACTCGAAGCCACGGCAGCAATCGAGCCTGTAGAAAACACGACGCCGGAAACGCCTGCTGAACAGGAAGCTAATAAGTCCTTCACACAAGAAGAACTTGACGCAATTGTTGGCAAGCGCCTCGCAAGAGAACAGCGCAAATGGGAGCGCGAACAGGCTCAAAGAGCAGAGGAAG